GCCACCCGAGTCCGAGACCCATGTGGACCCCGCGTCGGGTTGGTGTGCCGTCTTTAGGGTGCTCGTCACACTGAAGCGTATGCCTCCCAAGTATGTACAGACCTACTTCGCGATCTGCAAGGGAATCATCGGTGATTTCGCACAGACAGGACCACACGTGCTGTGCCAACTTGTGCACGACGTTGTCTGTGGCCGCTGAGAGGTCTGTCGAGGTTAGGGATGGGTTCTCCTCCTGCGTATTTGGTACGCGTCGTTGGAGTCGGACACCTTTCCCTTTGAGCCTGTCTTTGACAATGCCCACCCTCTTCAGTCTCTTAAGCCACCGTCTGGTGAGTGTTCTTGCAAGATGTACTTCATCCGCTGGATGACGAGAGAATACTCGGATTTTATCCTTGGATTCTGCCGATGCACCCGGGCTGACAACCGTGTGTTTGAGGTACCCAATCTCCTCGTCCGTGAACTCGTCGCGAGAAACATCCCCACGTCTGAGTGCGACGTAAGCATGTCGCACTACACGCCACCATCCTTGCTGGTCTGCACCAGTGTATTCTAGCGGGTTAGGTAGTGCGATATCGCCTGGCCAGATGATGGTATCCAGTAGGAGGAGTGACAAGACCCTCTTTGAGGTTATTGCCTTCTTCCGCTGTGCCATCAGCCGGTCGGTGACGTCGTTCGCCCAGACGCGGGGTTTGTAGATCGCGATCAGTTCCTGAAGTTGTTCCGCGCTGTTCCAAATACTCTGAGCTAGGTCTGTTATGATGGACAGATCTCTCTCTGAGACTGCCAATGCCACCTGTTCTACAGCTGTCAGCGGCCAGTCAATGAGACAATCCTCCGGTGACCTCATATTGGGTGAGGTAGGAAGCTCAATTGCAACCTGGAAACACCTGACGACTGCCTGTAGCAGGTCTTGTGCCTGTTGCTCGTACTTGAGCACCTCTTGAGGTGTGAAGGTGCGGGGCTCCTCGAGGAAGAGTTGTACTCTCCACTTGAGTAGTGCTGGGACGCCGCCTCCTTTCTTTCGAGTTTGGGGGTCGGGCCAGTAGTTGTCAGAAGTGTCTAGTGTTGCATTCTGAGTGGGTTGTAGCTGCATTAAGTCCTCTTGTTCTCGGCTTAGGCCTTGGATTTGGGGTTTGATGATGGAGTTTATGTAGTTTTGGATCGACACGAATTGCTCCTCGGCTATTCCTGCTGGCGGTCTCATCCACCTGCTGGCAGCCTTGTGGCATGCTCGTGTCTCGCGTTGACCGTCTGGGTCCCACTCGGGCATCTTCACCGCGCGTGTGACGGTGCTGGCGACCATCCTTCTCTCAGGAGTGGATCCTCGCCATGGTTCCCACCCAGTCTTCCGGATTCGCGTCGCCTTCTCCCTTTGGGGGTTGACGGCCATAGCTCTCATTTGAGAGGCGAATTCGGAGAGTGGTGGGGAGCCTTCGAGCAGACATGCGTCAAGCAAGCGCGCCAACTTCGACGCGAACCGGATGGTACTTGGGAGATTGGCCTGCCTGGGTGCGCCGTATGCTGCTTCGCAGCATGCGACAATCGCAGGGAGCGCCTTTCGAACTTGTACAAGTCTCTGGTCAAGCAAACCGGACGGCATTGGAGCTTGCTCCTTTGCCTTCCTCAGCCCTTTCTTAGTGCAGCTGGCCTTACATAGTAGGGTCAACCTGTGCGACCGTCGTTTCCATGCAAACGCGGCGGGGACTTGGATGTCCTCGTCGTATATTGCATGGAGAAGCCATTCGATCACACCACGTTCAGAAAAGCCTCTCTTCGAGAGAAATCTCTTAAAGAGGCGATTCTGGCGTTTCCCCTTTGCGCTCCGGTGAGCGTGTAGGTGACCTTGAGAGGTTTTCTTCTCTTGGTCACCCCGGGACTGCCGAGTCCTGGGGGGATCTTCCACCCGCGCCTTCCTTATGGGGGGCGAGGTTTGGTTGATTGGTGTGTGACGATTGGGTAAACGATGGCCACTAGTGGC